GCTCTTTCTCGTAAGTCGTTGAGTACAGTGCTGAAAGCGTCTCCTGCATTAGAGGTAAGAAGCGTTTGAGAATTTGGGTGAGCTCTAGTAGTTGGAGTTGCAGCTCTAAATCCATCTTCTGTGATCTCTCGGACTTCATCGATGTAGAGCAGTCCATTGACTGATCGACCTCTAGAGCCGTCTCTAGTTGCTGCCACAACATCAAGCCTTGCTCCAGATAGCATCTCAATTGACTCTGTGCCGTTAGCGTGTCTGATCTGTTTGACGAATCCTTTAAGGTTGTCATTGGTCTCCAGTAGGTGAGTGACTTGTCGGAAGGTGTCGAGTGCCATGCTTCTGTTAGATGACATGATAAGCACATTGGTGTTCCACTTGATTAAATGAGCAAGTATCAGCATACGCGCTAAGTGGGTCTTGCCATTTTGACGAGCAACCAGAATCAGGTTTGTCTTACGAATCCACATGCCTTTCTTGTCCACAGTAAGCATGTCCTTTAGCACAAACTCTTGCCATGGCATTAAGTCCATCTTGACGATAGCGCATAGATCTTTTACATCTTGCAGCTTGTTTTCGCCTTTGAGAAGTGGACTGTGAAGCCGTGGTTTGGTTGCCCCTCGTAGGGCTTTGGACTTCTTGGGCTTAGTTGTCATTGACTCGGACTGGGTCGGGTCTTAAACGGACTGTCCAGCATCGGTTCGGACTGCATCGGGGAGATATAGGTTGAAAAGACAGGGGGGGTAGCCGTCTGTGCTAAAAAAACGCCCTCATTGAGCGCACCCTTGCGTAGATTGCATGACTTGCATAAGACCCTAAGATTATCAAGGCTGTGGTCTCCACCCGCTTTGCGTGGAATGATGTGATCGATATGCATCTCACCCTCATCTGTACCACATAACTGGCATGACCTACCATCACGCATGAACACGCGCTCTCGCTGCTCGCGGTAGCGTCTGCTGTTCAACTTATCTAATGCCAATTCTTAGCCTTCCAATGCTCATAAGCCTTGCATGGTGTTGAGTATCGATGCTCAATGTATGAGAGTCCCCATCGTACCTGAGTATAACCATCTTGATCCTTTAGCCACTCACTCTTACCCTGTGGTATTCCATAATGTGATCCATTACGAGCTTTAGGATTCCAAGCACTCTCTTTACCATAGAGTATTGTTAGGCATTTATATTGCTTATAGTCATAATGTAATAGATGTAAAGCATATTCTTTATAGCTTACATATTGCATTGGTTTAGAGCCACCTGCTTCAGGCATGATGCATAGAGCTATCCCAATAGCTACTAGCACCCCGCGAGCTACGCCCCTAAGGGGCTCGCGGTGAGCCTTTGAGAGGCTCTGCGCCGTTAGCGTACCATACCTGTCAAATATGTGCATAAGTCGTGTCCTTTTCTCGTTCAGAGTTAAGTTTCGCCCCTAGTTATCCACAGGTGTTAATAACTGTTGCAATCCATAATATGCTTGTTGAGGCACAACACCATTACCAATAATCTTAAACATTTGAGACCTGCTTAAATCTAAATCGGTTACCCAACCCGCAGGTAAACCCATCATGTACTCAGCGTATTCTGGTCTTAATTTACCTTGATCCAATGCTTTCGGCGGATCTTGCAAGTGCATGTCAGGGAATGGAGAAGGTCTGCACCCCAATTCCTGCATTTTCCCGTTTGATGCCCATTGGTTGTCGATGGGGTAGGCAACAACAAACAATCTTCTGCGATGGTGGGGTGCGCCCTGCTCTGCAGCTCGTACAATATGCCATTTTGCGTCATACCCGATTGAGGTAAGGTCATTGAGGACTTTGTCGAATCCGAGATTGAGATGTCCTTTAACATTTTCCAAGATGACAAATTGTGGTCGTAAGATGCTAATGGCTTCTTTAATGTACGGCCAGATGTGTCTAGGATCATTTTCGCCTTTTCTATTCCCTGCAACAGAGAACGGCTGGCATGGGTAACCAGCAGTTAAGATGTCGATAGGTTCGACTTCATCCCATTTAATTTGTTTGATGTCACCAAGATTAGGTTTATTTAATCTCTGTTCAATAACGATGGATGCATATTTGTCATAATCAGATGTCCATACAGTTTCAGCGTTGAAGTACGCTTCGACTGCCATATCTAACCCGCCATAGCCTGTGCATAATGATCCGATCTTCAATCTTTGCCCCATCCTTTGCCCTTAAAGTGAATTGGGTTTGCTGCTATAACTTTAACCATTGGTTCATTACAGTAGTTGCATAGCACTACTGGTCTATTGTGCCATCCGTGATTGATCTCTTGATTAAGATTGCATCTGGTGCATTTGTAATCGTAGGCTGGCAAGTTAAGCACTTCCTTATCATGTATGACCCACATCCAGAGCATCGGTCTATGTCTGCCTCAGTAGGTTCTTTGTCTAGGTGACCATATCTTAATATGAGTAGTGGCAAGAGATCCTCAAGTCTGATGATCGCGGCATACTCACGCGCATCTTCACCCTGTCCATTGAGTCTGATAACCCCAAAGCCTAATTCCCCCGAAATGGCTGTACGGCTTTTCAGCTGTGCTAAATATGCTCTCGGTTGAAATCCAGCGCGGGCTTTGACTTCAACATCGAATGGCACATTAACAATATCCTTGCCACTACCCCTTCCCACACATGCGCCTTGCCAGACAGTCGATAGGTACTGTGCGACAACACGCTCTGTGCGGAAACCTCTGTGCTTTCTCGCTTGACTAGCCATTGACTGCTTTACACTTACGGCACTGCCAAGTACCTGCTACTACTTCACCATCCAAAATACGAGCTGTAACGATGATGTCATGTGCCTCTGTTGGCTCATTGCATAGCTGACAATTAACTGTAGTAATAAATGGAATGTCATTTAGATCAGTCCATTCACCATCTTTGTCTATGTTATAAACCTCGATGTAGCCCATTATACTCTCGCCTTCTGTGGTTGAAACTTCCCATCTGATCCCAAGTTGTACCACTTGGTAGGGCAACGATGTGCCGATGAGATTGCTGTGTTGCAGAAGTAACCACCCCAAGCCTTGCCATTCTTCTCACCCTCACGCCATTGCATGTGTCCATGCTCGCATTGTGGTGATTCCTGTGCTTCTGGAGTACCAAGAATGTCTTGCACTAGATCAAGTGCTTTCTCTAATGTGACAGGTGCATCGACTACACCCTTATACTGCCCGACAGGTGTAGTCCAATAATCTTGATCGTCTGCCTTGACTTCTTGAACAGGTGGCTTAACTGGCTTAGCAGCTACAACCTTGTTCATTTCTTCTCGGCTTGGTCTCTTTCCTTTAGGCGCATAACCTGCATTTGCAAGTGCTCTGCCGATCGCCGAAGTCTCACAATTCTCCAATGCTGAAGTCTGATTAACCCCTCGGCTAGTAACTGTTTCCTCAGCGTACCCTGTTGCCCATGCAACGCCATCTTCAGCATTCTTAAATAAATACGCCTTAACAATGTATCGAGTAGCCTCGACAACTTCCAACTCAGTTGATATGCGGAACGCTGGATAGTCCTTAATAAATTTCTCAAGTCTCACCTCTACTGGCTCGTAATCGGCTAAATTAAACATAAAGTTCGTTTTCCTCTGTGGCTAGCTGCCCTGCGAGTGCGCCATATGAGCAGAGATCGACCCAGTTGTCGATGTGTTGTGCGGATTGATTAGTTCGTGCAAGTTTAACCAAGACCATGATCCCTGCCACTTGATAGTCGTGTATCGGTGTTTGTAGGTATGCTGAGAGCAGCATTGCGGTGTGTTGCAAGTTATCCGCAGGGTGACCATATGATAGCCCACGATCACGGATCGTGTCGGTGGCGGTGAGTAGGATTTCATTAGCTCGCATGATCTGCCAACGAACGGGCTAAGCTGCGACCTTTGTGCCAGCCTTCGCGCCTACCATCTTTGTAGCCTTGCCAGTACCAAATGAAATTAGTGACTAGAAATAAGCCAATAATCCCAATGATTGTAATTGAGTTCATGTTCTACCTATCTGCATCCAGTGCCCTTGACTGGCTTACTAGATTAGAGTCTCATGCCCACCCGACAAAATCTGGGACATTTGTGTAACGAAACGATAACGATTATCGAGGTCTGCCGTAGGACTTTCCAGACACAATGAATGTGCCGTCCTTCTCAATGTGGATAAGATCAACCTGCACCTTAGCCTTGTTCACATAGATGATGGCAAATGCCTGTTGCCAGTTAGCCACACCCTTAGTGTAAGCAGCTTGCTTAAAGTCCATCAGATTGCCTACCTCAACGCCATGTAGGACACGCCCTATGCGACCCCCAGAAGCCTCTGAGAAGGCTGAACGCCCTGCCCTGTGAGTGTGACCTGAGATGACATTCTTTCCGTGCCTACGAGCCGCTTCAAGGGCTGATAAGCCCCCCTGTGGCTTCATGGGTGTGTGGTCTCCATGTACTGCAATCCAGTTAGGTGCAATAGGCATTGGGTTCTTATGAAAGGTAATACCTAACTCATCAAAGCGCATAAATTTCTCAAAGCGCAGCTCTGGCAATGCCCCGAATGCTGGCACTTTAGCCATGATGATGTTATACAGGCGATCTGTGTGATTGCTACGGATGCAATCTGTTACGCCTAACTCCCAGAGCAAGTCCACAGCTTGATTGCGGTCATCATCTAGCGTTTGAGCATATGAGCCCATGCGCCCTTCTTCCCACTTGCTTATCTGGGGTAGGTCAATCTCATCGCCAATGGTTACTACTTGGTCAGGCTTAAATTTCTTGATAAAACTAGCAAGATTACGAGTTGCTACCTTATCTTCATATGGTACTTGAAGATCTGAAACGACTACGATTCGCTTAATCGTCATCCTCATCTATGTAATCGCCTAACTTCTCTGGCGGTATCCCATCGGGCAAGATCCAATGTGGGTAAGCCTGTGGTTCAGTAATCATGAACATGGCGATGTCCTCTGGAAAACCTGCTCGCTTTAGAGAGCAGAAGTACTCATAAAGCCCAATGCAGTAAGCATCGAGCTTTGAGTAACCTTGTTCCTCTAGAGCCTTAGTTGCTTTTCTAGCCATAGCACTATGTTACCTGTCAAGCAAGATGTTATAGATCTCATCGACACGCGAGTTGAGTCTTTTAATTTCAGACAACAGGTGTGTGATCACATAGCCAGACAAGCCGCCAAGTGCTGCAATGGTGGCTAAGTAAAGCGTAAAGAAGTCTGACTGTGTCACTTCTTGATGCCCATAGAAGGATCATTAGGTGAAAGATAGCGCAGTACAGGTGGAAGGATGGAAGCAATACCAGCTGCGATGAGTGCCTGTGGATCTGTGACCCCTGCTGCATACATTGAGATTGCTGCTACTAAGAAGGCTCTTGCCCAAGATCCTGCTGCTGTCTTTAGTTCATTCATTCTTTTGCTCCTAACATAGGTACTTGAAAAAAAGCCCCAGCATCGTCAGCTTCTTTCTTAAAGCTGAAGTGCGCGTGTTTAATGTGTTTGTTAGATCCTGTGTACTTGCGCCACTTCCAGTTAAGGATGCTGGAGCAGATACGCCCATCAAATATGATGTAACTGATTCGCTTCTCTGACTTAGACTTGCAAGCGAGACGAACCTGATCAACAATGTCTGGCATAAGATCTGGCTTTCCGCCTTTGTGTAAGTCGCGGTCGATGTCAATGGCACGAACCCACCCTTGCTCATCTGGATTATGATCAGACTTGCGAGCAGAGTGTCGGGTATCACCGATCCACCCATCCGAAAGCCGATCTCTATCTGGGAAGGTGTCATCGAACTGTTCCCGAAGCTGTTTAGCAGCCTTACTTAGTTGCGGCTTCATCGGTCAAACTCGGTGTGGATTGTTCCGCTTGTCGGCGGTCGTATTCTGACTTAGGCATTGAAGTAAATTGGTCGTTGCCGTGGTCAATAATTGCGTGTTCTACTTCATTAACTGTTATGAAAGTGACATTATCCATTTTTACAACTCCGCACTAAATCCGATGTAGCCTGATGTTGAATTGTTGTTGTTCAATCCATAAGGACGGAACTGGGTTAAACCTGTTGCTGTACCTACAACAACGCCCCAATCTCTGCTTAGTGATGAAGACTCTAAAGTTACTGCGCTTAAGGAAGTTGCGCTTACATTGTAAATGTGAGCAGATAGAGTCGAATAATCAACTGAAGTTGGTTTAACACGCATTGAGACTGGAAGTTTAACGCTTGCATAAAGTGAATTAGTTTGGTCTGCATATCCAACACCATAGTTGGCAAAAGCATTTGTATCAGAACTGCGCCAGTAGTAACGCTGACAAGCGGCTAATTCTCCTTGAAGTGTGCCTGTTGCAGTCTGGAATGGAGTTGCAGTAGATCCTGCTTCGACCTGTATGCCCCAAACATCGAAGGTATTGTTCTGTAATCCTACTGCTGGGTAACCAAGTCCTGAAATAGTAGTTCCAACAGATACCATAATGTAGAGTTTTAGATAAGATGATGTGCCGATTGTTTTGCCTGTAATTGATGGCATCGTAATGGTAAAGGAATAACGCGCCCATGAGGTAGTGATTGTCTTAACTGCTGCGCTGGTAATGACCGAAGATGAACCACCTGAACCAAAAACCTGACTTATTGATGCACCAATGTTAGGCGTTCCACTTGCAGCTTTAGCCCAAAATGAAATTGTTACAGTTTGTCCAGCAAAAGTGCGAACATCTTCAATGGCTTGTGAAAAGGATTGGTAGTGACCTGCTGCCGATTGAGTAGCAGTAATTGTTCTCATAAACTGCTTGGCTTCGTAACCAGCAACAGGTGCAGCCCCCGGTGTAAATTGCTGCACAGATGTAGTTATTGTTCCGCCTGTACCATCATCTTGAAACCTGTCAACGACATATTGACCTGTAGCCGTACCACTTGAAAAGTTACGCTGATTGATTGAACAGTCACCATTGATGATCTTGTTTTTACCAGCTTGACCATAGCCGACATTCCATACAGAGGTGTCAATGGCAGAACCCAAAGTGCGGATGTCCTGCGCTCCATTTTTTACGAGACCACTATTATCAGGGGTACTCCACGAATAATTCGTTGTAGATGCCATTAGGTTAATGCTCCAGTCGCGTTAGTCCAAGTAAGTATAGCATTCACACCATTCCAATCCAGAGAAGCTGGGATAACTGTTTCCCATTGGGTTGTAGATAGTGAGAAGTCTGTTGCTGAAATGTAGAGGGTTATCTCCACAAAACTAGGTGTTGCTCTGAGTGCCACATTCTCGACAAAGCCATCAAACTGACCATCAAGCAAGTTGCTTGGTAGGTTAGTGATTAGCATAGGCTGACCAAAAAAGACTCCGATAAGGCTGTCAAGCATTGCAGTTGGAATGTCTGGATTGTCTAGGCGAAAGGTAATTGCTCCTAAAGATGCTCTAGGGTTAGCGCGCAGTTTAAGCTCTCTAGCGGCGATATCCGTGATGTCTGCAAGGTTCTTAATGTTAGAGTCAAACGAACGCTCAAAGAGCCCGTAAGAGGCTATGGAGTCTGCGTCAGAGATACTGTATGTGCTTCCGTATCCTGTGGCGTAACGATAGATAAGGCTGTTACGCAAGCGAGCAGTCTGAGTTGTTGAGCTGATAGAGGTCGGTGTTGCATACGCGCCATCGATGTTAGTAAAGCCATTTGCTGCGAGATAGTTAGATCGGTGATCTGCGTCATCATAGCTAACATTCCCGTCTTTTTCTTCATGGAGCTGACCGAGTGCGCTATTGGCAATCTGATCTGCAAGGGTTTGTGACTTAGCAGTTGCATTAGCAGCCAAAGCAATCATTGTGTAAAAGCCTGTGTCAATAGTGCCAATGTAAGACTCAGCAGTTTCCCATGTCTCAGTGGCAGGGTATGTATCCCATGTGACAGTAGGTGTCACTTCTGCCCATGAAAGGTTAAGAGCTGCGCCTAGAATGTCTGCGATCTGTTCGCCGTCTAATTCCTCAACAAGGGCTGTGTTATAAACAGCCTTGACCAGTTTAGCAAGTGACCCAATGCCTAAGATCGTGCCTGTGGTGATGTAGCCGCTTTCCTCTGGGCTACGCACTCCGATGTTAAAGTCTGAGACCTCGCCACCGAATACAGTCACATAAGTGCCAGAGCCATTCTTTAGTTCTAAGGTGATTGGCTCTGTGACATTGATGGTAAAAGGTGCATTGTTAGAGTTAATGATTTCTACTCGGCAGTAACCTGCTGTGCATTGTCTGTCAATGTCTAAGCGACCAGATGCAAAAGAAACAGAGGTGACAGTCGTATAGACATCATCACCTACTGTAACTCGCCACTCTGGAAGCCATGTCATGCGATTGTGTAGCCTCTCAATGTGCCGCGTGTAGCTGCATCTGTAAGAACTTGATCGATTGCTTCTGCAATGGCGTTAGGGTCTCCGATGCCTGTGTTTATAGTTACTGAGATGTTATTGCCCATAGCATTACCTAGCGGGCTTGAATTGAAGGCTGCCGCATCTGCTGCGTTTTGTAGGTCTAGCAAGTCTGCAAAAGCATTGGCACGAGCTGTTGCCGCTTCTGCGTATTCTAAAATTGCTGAAATAGATCCGCCTTTAGTTGAAATAGGCGCGATGTAATCTCCAGTAGGAATGCCACTTGCTGCCACTCCAGTGGGTGCTTTAGTTGAGCCAGTAGATGCAAGATTGATTTTACCTAATAAGGCTAAAGCAGATTCTAGGTTAGCAAGGTTAATAAGGTCTTTAGGTTTTAATGACTCTAATAATGATTTGATGTCCAGAAGTTTAAGATTCTGTGCGCCCAATGTACCAAGGATTTTAAGGTCTGCATTGAGTTTATTAGTTGCAGCGATGATAGCCGCTTCATCCTTAGAAGCAATAGCATCTTCCAGAGCAAGGATCGACTTCTTGACATTTAGGCGTGCAACATCGTTGGCAATCTGTAAGACCTGTGCGCTAGAAGTTGCCTTGCCTAGTTGCTCTGCCTGAGATGTTAAAGCTGCTGCAATCTGGATCTTGTCCATGTCAAAGACTTCGCTGCCTTTGTTAAGAGCAAGGTTAGCCTTGTCAATGGCTGCCTGTAATTTCTTGTCCTTAAGTATCTTGGCTTGGTTAGCAGCCTGTGACTTAGTCAATGCAGTCATAGCCTTTTGAGCTTTAAGTGCTGCTGTATCTGCCTTTTGAGTATCCTGTGAAGACACAGACATAGAGATATTACCCATGCCCTTGAAGGCATTTGGGTCAAAGTTATTGAAGAAGAAATTCTTTGGATCAAAGAGTGATTTAGTAATGGCAATAAACTTGCCTGTCTCGCGTGCAAGTCCAGCAATTCCATTGGCAATACGATCAATGCCATTGATTAGTGGGTCAATAGTGCTAGAACCAGATGCAGTCTTAATTGCATCGACCAGACCTTCACCGATAGTTTCTTTTGCATTGTTTCCAGCAACAGTTAATTTAGCAAGTGAACCTGCATAGGTATCTGCTGCGGCTGCTGCCTGACCTGCAAAAAGAGTTGCCAAGCGTGCTTGGATTTCCTCGAATGAAGAAGATGTGAGTTCAGCCTTTGTAAGTCCTACACCTAAGCGACCTAGTGCCTGAGTCTGTCCTAGGTATGCCTTCTGTAAGCTCTGTGATACTTGGGTAAGGCTTCTGCCTGTACCTGCGCTAATGTCAAGTGCTAAGCCTAATAATTCCTGAGATTTGGTGACTGATAATGTGGCGCGAAGGAAGCGATCCATAGCAGGGCGTAACTCGTCATCGAGTACACCTGTTTGCATTTCAAGGCGATTAATAAAGCCATTGACTGTGCCTACATTGGCACCATAGGCAAGACCTAGATTCTTAAGAGTTGTGCCTAATGCCTTGGCTGCTTTGTCATCTTCTGCAAAAGCCTTAACAGATGCCTTGCCATAGGAAAGAATTTTCTGCGCGCTGTACACAGCAAGTAAGCCTTTAGCCAGACCTTTAACATTCTTGGTGAGTTTGTCTGTGGCTGTTTCAGCATCCTTGAAGGCTTTCTTGCCTTTAAACTCTGCCGCTATATTAATTGCAACATTACTCATGCGGCTCTCCGTACATCTACCATCGCTGTGCGGCGATTGAACTTGGCTGTTGTGTTTTCGATTGACTTAAAGACTGCTGCATTGGCTCGACCCTGAGTCTTAGCCCATGCTCTAAAAATTAAGCGACCCATCATGCGATGATCTCCACCGCGCTTAGTGCCATAAAGTTGTCCTAAGTTAGAAATAAACTGATTGCCAGCATAAGGATTAACAGAGCGAGACACGCCCTTTGATGATCCACCTGCCTTAGCACCGACCCAATCTTGACCCTGACCATTCTTGCGACCAGCAGTCTCATAAATTGCGCCAGTCATAGACTTATTCTGAATGCGAATGGTATTAACAAAGCCAGCTTTATTCGGCTTAGATGGCGTTGTCTTATAGATAATTCCTCTACGAATTTCAGCTGCATCATACTTAGGAAAGCGGGCACCCTTGGATGTCTCTCGCTTGCTCCATCCAGACATCGGAGATGACAAAGGAACATACGAACGAGCATCTTCAACAACAGGCTTAAGGATGTTGCCTAATTCTTTTGTTAATTCTTTGGCTAGATCAGGTGCATAGTTTCTTAAAGCCTTACGAAGATCGACCGCGCCTACTACCTCTGTTGGCATCGCTCACCTCTTTCGCTTCGTCTTTAAGCCCTTGCACAAGTGCATCGAGCATTGTCTTGTCTAAGTCCAACAACTGCTGTGGCGCGATTCCCAACCTAATGCTTAGCCTAGCAATCAGGTAGGTGAACGGAAGATCGCGCTTTAAGCTAAAGGGTCTGAGTCTAATACCTCAACACTCTTAAGTGTCTCAATAAAGTCAATCCCGAAAGGCTTAACAGATTCACCTGCTCTGCGTGTTACTTCCCATGCTAACCAATAGACATCGCTCTGCTTTTCTTCATCGCGAAACGCCTTATGGAAGCCCTTTTTTGCGTACATTTCAAAGCTATATTCAACCGCTGGGCTGATCTCGCCTTCTAATACGCTTCCATCTGTACGAACTATCTTTAGTCTTGCCATGGTTTGCCCCTTTGTTTAATTGTTTAGAATGTGCCTGTTGATGCTACTGCAACTGTTGAGTTAGCAGTAAATGTGATTGACTGTGTGCCGATATCGCCAACAGCACCATTGATGTCTGTTGTGTTATTGACTAGCAATGAGACTGTGTACAGAGGGTTTGTAGCAGATACCGCTGTTCCCTTTGTCTGCAAGAATACTGCTGTAACAGTTGTTCCCCATGCAGCTTGTAGTGTTGCCAATACATTTGCTGATGCTGTGTCGTTTAGGAAATCGATAGTCACAGTTGATGACTCTAAACCCTTAACGAACTTATGAGAGTTATCACCCATTGCTGTGACTTCTAGCTCATCAAATACTCGGTTGATTGTTACTGCTGTTACATGGTCTGAAAGATCAACAGAGTTAATCTTCACGCCCACATTGTTATTTAGAAATACAGCCATGAGATTATTCCTCTTCTTTCTTAATTACTGGCTTAGGTGATGATGGTGCTACCTGCCCGATCTTGATCAGGAAGGCTTCGTTTTCTTTTTCCCACTCGGACATTTTAGCTCCAACTCGTAAGGATTGATACGGACATCTCGCAACTGAGCAGTTCCCCGCTTGCAGCATTGAGAATACTTGGTGCGCTTATTGCGCTTACATTATAGGTCAAAGAAGATGCTGCGAGCTTGTTAAACACTCCAACAACTACATCTTCAATGCCGTTAAGGTTTCCCTCATTGTCAAATAGAGGAACAGTCATAATAATCTTAAAGTTAGCCATTGGGCTAATGCCAATGTGCTGATTGTTAGTCGGTGTCAAATACGGATCGTCCGGTGACACAATTACAGAGTTAGCAAGGACTGTTGCAGGTGGAAAGGCAAAGGTCTGCCACTTAGCGTTATCTACTAGAGCAGTTGCTAACGTGGTTCTAAGAGTAGTGACGGCAACGGGCATTATCCCACCATCGAACGCGGATCAAGTGCGTGAGCGATCAATCCTCGCACCTTAGCGAGAAGCTGTGCGCTCATTCGGTAAGGGCTTGGCTGGAAATCGACTGCGTTACTGCCTGAAAGGGTGGCTGTACGCGCTTGCCAGATTTCAACAGATATCATTAAAGCTGCTTGCTGGACTGCTGTGTCTGTTGTCCAGTCTGTGTAATTTGTCGCTGTGACTTTACCAAAAGGTGCAATAGGATGCACTGGCTTGATGGCAGCATGATTTGTAACCATTGTTATTGAGTAAGGTGTAACCGCTGTTATAACTTTTGATCCGTTAAAGGAAGAGCCACATCCTGTTATTGTAACTGTCTGCCCGACATAATAAGTGTCTATAAGTTCTTGATCAAAGTAAAGCGTTCCCTCACCCACAATGCTGGAATGTGATACAGGATAATTACTATTAGTCCATAACATAGGAAGTAGGACTGCATCTGATGCATCACATACTTCCTGCAAAACGGCATCTGTATACAGTGTGCCAACACCTAAAGTGGTGCGTAACTCAGTAACTGTTGTGAGTGCCATCATGTCCTTTCTAAAGACTCTGGGGAGTAGAGGGCTACTACTCCCCAGAGCGACTTAATTACCTAGTTATCAGGTTAGGTTAAACCAGTTCGCGCCAGCCGCTAACTTAGTGGCAAGTGCTCCCTGACCGAATAGCAGAATATCTACTGTTCCGTCTGAGTTAATGTTTGTGCGAAGTTGCTGACGAGCACCCTCGTACCATGTGTAAGCATCTGGGTTGATAACAGCCATTGAGTAATCAGCAGTACCGACTCCGCCAGAACCCTTCATGTAACGAGATACACGAAGGTCAAGACCTGCGACTGAACCGCGAAGGCTCGTAGGTGTAAGTGCGCCACCTGCGTTTTGAGGATTAGCAGCAATGTAGATTGGTCGTCCTTGATCGTTGTAGCTCATGATGTTAGCCCATTGTTCTGGTGTAACAACTATGTTGCGAGCAAAGCCAAGTGATGCTGAATAAACTGCTGCTGCAGCACTTGATACATACTTTAGCAAGCCATCGGCTGAGTTAGCCTGTGCTGTTGCGTTAAGAGTACCTGCGCCCTGAATAGCTGTTGTTACAAATTCTTCAGTATCTTTTGCGTAAGCAAATTCCATCTGAACAAGAAGCTCGTCTAGAAATGCAGGTGTTGAATTTGTTAGCAATTCTAGAGTAGTGATTGCGCGACCCTTGAAAGACTTCTTTGTTACTGTGATATATGATGCTTCAAGTTGTGATTCTGTAACTGCGCCATTCTCATCGATCTGATCGACTAGAGGCACTTCAGTAATCTTAGGCAGCTCAAATGTTTTTCCAAATTCTGGCATTGTGCCACGAGTGACTGAATCAATCATTGGGCGATCTGCGTTAGAAAGGAAGTTAAGTAGTTGTGTGCTTTGTGGTGTTGGGATAAATCCTGCACCTGTTGTCTGATCGTTGTCAGCAGCGCGTAGCCATTGACGAGATTCATCATCACCAAAGAGGTTAGCCTTTAGTGTGTTCTCCAAGTAGTTACGCTTTGTGATTTCGATTCTTGGAGATGTGTAGTACATCGCTGTTACAGTAGGGCGAGCAGCCTCGACAGGTGCTGCCTCTACTGCAGGTGTTGCTTCGACTGCTGAAGTGGTATCTTCCACGGCTGTCTCGCTTTCTGTAGTTGGGTTTTCTTCAACAGGGGTAACTTCCTCTGCTGCGATCTCTAGCACCTGAGCAGACTTAAAGGCTGGCTCTGTTACGAGAGAAACTTCTTTTAACTTAGCCGCTGTTACGACTGTGTGTCCGTTGCGAGATGGCTTAGATGCAAGGATCTCTGCGCCTATGCTTAAACCTGAAACCAAATTTTCGCTTGCCATGATGAGGGCATCTGTGCCAGCCTGTGAACGGCTTAGCTTAAAAGTTGCATAAATGCCATCTTCTTTTTGTTCAGCTGAGATCATGCGACCAACAGGCTTCTTCATGTCATGCTGTGATAAGAGTTTAATCTTTGTTGGGTCTGCAATCTCAATAGATCCTGCCTCAAAAGTATAAGATCCAAGATTGGTGCTGCCAATTTCATCATTACCAAAAGGCACTATCTTGCCGGTGATTTCGCGCTTTTCTTCGTTGCACTCAATCATTGTGGCTTCAATGTATAAGTTTTCCATTAGCCTTCGCTTCCATTAGGTGTTAGATCTTCCATCTGCATAGCTTGTTCGATTGTAATTAAACCAAGTGACAGCATCTTTTCTATAACTAGTAATCGCTCCATAGGTTCAACGCGCAAGAATGTAGAATCTAAATCGAACTTTACATAGTGACCAGCAGTAGATATATCATCCATGCTTAAACGCTGCTCGATTGCAGAGATGTATGGCTGGAACGCTAGTGCTACTAATTGTTTTCTTTCATCTATGATGTTTGCGTATGTCATAGATGTGTTGAGATCTGCTGACAAGTAGTAAGCAGGAATGCCGCACAATCGACTAATCTCAGTTGCAAGATTCTGGATTGCCTCGTTGTACATCATGTCTTTAGGACTAAAGCCAATGTTCTGGGCTTCGAGAGTCGAAGTCAAGTATGCAGTTGAACGATTTTGTCTAGCGTTTTTCCATGAAGCCAATAAGCCTTGAACTTCCGCAGGTGGAAGATCTGCCCCTGTATTTTTTAACACTGTAGTAGCCATCGGAGTTTGAGCAGCTACAGCAGCAGCCTTCTGGATGTCAATAGCTGCTTGAATTGTTCTTGCACCTGTTGTAAGTACGCCTTCGTTAAATGCTTGGAATGTAACTAGAGATCCAAGACCAGACATCGGACGAGGTGAACCATCAACATAGTATTGAGTCACAACAGTGTTAGTTACATTAAGATCAAAAGTGATACGAGTATTTGCTACCCACTCAAAAGATGCAGGACGATTATCTTCCTGATATGTTTCTGTAACTTCTAGGAAGGCTTGCCCAAAGAATAGAAGGCTATCGACCAAGTAACTGACAGTAACAAATTGTGGCTGTGACTTAGATAGTTGATGCACCCATCGTGGAGCTGCAATAGCTTCTCCAGTAGATTTCTTTTTGTACTCTAGCGGAATAGATCCGACTGTGCAGAGAAGATCGCGGCATCGCTTAATAGCAGGGACAGCCATAGCATCTCGTCTACCAATAACAGGGAATGTAAAGTTGTAGATTGAGTTAATGCCATCGCCCATAATCTTAGGCGCGAGCTGTGCCTCTAATACTTCTGGCTTACGCGAAAAGATACCCATAGACAGAAATTGTAGCATTTGTCAAGCAATTAAACAATGTGCTAGGGCGTGTCTAAGTATAAATCTGTGGCTTAGGTGCAGGGATCATTAACTTGCTAACTACCATAGCCAACCCAATCGGAGCAGAGATGTCACCTGCTGACTTGCGCTTAATAATGCGCCACGCGCTGTCATTGACTTTGGCTGCACAGTTATTCATCTGCTGAATAAACTCAGCTTGCCCATTGTGGACAACTCTATGGTTATTAAGTCCTTCTGCAAGATCTCCACAGGCTTTGTAGAATTGCTGCCCTGAGACATCCTCGATCATAACTCCAGCATTAGCCAAGCGATCCGCAATCGTCTGAGTGGCGTACTTGTCAAAGCAGACTAAGCGTGGTTTATAGATGTCGCACCAAGCCTTTATACTTGCCGCCATCTTTAGCTCATCAATAGCAACCTGAGATGTGTAAGTCTCCAAGATTCCGATGCCAATCCGCCCATCTGGGAGAAGTTGTCCTGCGACCAATGATCCGTTCCGCCGTGACGGACTGACATCGAATCCAAATATAGTATAAGCCCCGATAGCCATTTCAAGTGTGCTATCCGATGTTTCTTCCAAGATGCCATGTTGCCAAGGACTACTTAGTGAGTCGATCCATTGACAAAGAGTCTCAGTACGCGTGTTCTCAATTGGCGAAGTAGCAATCGCTTCCTCAATCGCTTCTTCTGTGATGGTGTATCCCAAAGAGGGGTTAGCCAAAGCCCATGCATCGCGGTCAGTTATCTTGCAGTATTGAGGTGCTGAGTATTCGTAGAAGCCAAAGGACTTTGGCGGGTAGTCGATGGCTCTTTCTCGTAAGTCGTTGAGTACAGTGCTGAAAGCGTCTCCTGCATTAGAGGTAAGAAGCGTTTGAGAATTTGGGTGAGCTCTAGTAGTTGGAGTTGCAGCTCTAAATCCATCTTCTGTGATCT